GTGGTTTATCCCTCCGATAATGTGTGACGGGTGGTTAAACGATGAAAGACGCTGACGTACTAAAGAAACAGCTCCACCTGATGGCGGAGCGGATCATGATAGAAGGTGCCCGGATACCGAACGAAAAACTGATCATTGATTATGACAACGGCGGTGGACAGATGGGTGTCAGAGAAAACCCGTTTTATCCGGCCTATGAGAAGTTGCTTGCAAGCTACACGCGGGCGCTGGATGCCGTGAAGAACATCGGCGGAGATGATGCAGAGGTAACAAGCCTCGCGGATCTGCGATCCCGCTTCAAGGTGGCGAAATGATGGGCCGCACTGAGGCCCGGATCTTCACACCGCCGCTCCGGGAGCTGACGCCGGACACATCCCTCGGCTATGCCTGCATAGAATATGCCAGGACAATGCTCGGAAAGAACCTTTATCCGTGGCAGGAGTGGGCGCTGATACATGGTCTTGAGATTGTAGGAGGACTAGATGAAAGTTGGAAATTCCGCTTTCGGACAGTCCTTTATTTAATTTCACGGCAAAATGGCAAGACCGTCCTGTCCGAGGTCATCGCATCCTTCTTTCTTAACGTCATGCAGGTTGACAGCGTATTCGGCACATCTTTGTCACTTGACAAAGCCGAGGAGGTCTGGGAGGCGGTAGTCGCTGACCAAGAGACGATCCCGGCCCTGTCCCGTGATCTGCAGAGGGTCGGTCGGACGAACGGGTCAAAGAAGCTCGTGCTCACCGGCCTGAGACAGTACAAGGTGGGCGCACCTACCAGACGCGCGGGCCGTGGTGACTCAAACGACCTTGTCATGCTCGATGAGATACGTGAGCAGAGGGACTGGGAGACGTGGGCGGCATCGGTGGCAAGTACGAACGCAAAGCCGAATGGACTGGTGGTGTGCTTCTCAAATGCCGGCGACCCGGACAGCGTGGTCTTGCGTCAGCTCAGGCAGACCGCCATTGAACACATCGACGGCACAAAGGCGGCTGATTTTGGTGGTGACGTGGACGGCGACACGCTCGGCCTGTTCGAGTGGTCGGCTGAAGACGGAGCGGCAACGGATGACCTGGAAGCGCTCGCTCAGGCGAATCCCGCTTTGGGATACGGATATTTAACGGAACGGGCGCTTCTATCCAATAGACAAACATTCCCGGAGAACAAATTCCGGTCTGAGTGTATGTGTCAGCAGGTCGAGACGATCCTGCCCCAACCCTTCCCCGATGGCGCTTGGGACGCCGGGACAAGTACCGAGTCACGGATTGCGGCGGAGTCCGAGCTATATTTTGGCATCGACATGTCCGCCGATAGAAACTGGACGTCGATCGGCGTGTGCGGCCTCCGTGAGGACGGCGACTGGCACATTGAACTTGTCGCCCGGCGCAACGGATCAGAGTGGGCGATGGACTGGTTCAGGGCAAGGGCGATGAAGCAGAAGATGAGACTGGCCTTTCAGGGACGCGGTGCACCGGTGACAGGCCTTGCTGAGCAGATCTGCACGATCGACGGTGTGGAGCGCAACGCCATCGAAGGATCAGACCTGCCGAACGGGTGGGGTCGGTTTTGGGACGGGGTGGCGGGAGCAGTGCCGGTTGTTCCGGGCGAACCACCCAGAGGGGGGGGGAGAATTTACCCCCTGCCGCAACCGCTGATCGACCAGGCGGCTAAGACCATGCAGATCAGGCAGATGGGCGGAGGCGCTGAAGTCCCGGACAGGGGCAAGTCGCCGGATGACATTGCTCCGCTGTTTGCCTGCATCATGGCGTTTTCGGCGGCTACGAAGGTCAACAAAGAGAAAAACAAGGTGTACGCCTCCGCATATGCGTCCGGCAGTACCCTTTTATTTTGCTAGAAAAAATTAGGAGGGCGTGAAAATGCCGAAGATAACACAGAGACTGCGTGACCTCTTCGGGCGCACGACCATCCACGTGAGTCTGATGCCTGAGGAGAATCCGCGTGTGGATGGATTGAGCGCGAGGCAGTTATACGCGACACAGGCCAACCTTCACGCGGTGGTGTCGTATCTGGCCGACAGCGTGTCACAGTTGCCGCTGAAGGTCTACGCACGGAGCGGAGAGAACGACCGGCAAAGAGACAGGGACAGCGTGGCGGCGCGGCTACTTTACAGGCCGAACGCAGACCAGACCGCATATGAATTCTGGAACGCAACCGTCACCGAATTGCTCCTCATGGGCGTGTCGACTATTTGGCTATTGCCGGATGCCGAAAGCACGAGCGGGTATCAGCTCAGATTGATCCCGAAAGAATGGATCATCGACTCAGAGCGTAAGACGAATTATGCACCGGACACGATCAGGATCATGACGGCATCGGGCGGCGATGTGGTTGATATTCCCCGCACCGAGTTCGTCCAGTTCCGCATGTACTCACCCGGCAACCCGGGCGGCTACCAGTCACCGATTGCGGCCCTGAGGCAGACACTCAACGAGCAGATCCAGGCTGACAAGTTCCGCACGGAGATCTGGACATCATCGGGCCGGTTCAATTCTTACCTGACCCGCCCGGCAAACGTCCAGCCGTGGAACGATGAACAGCGCAAGGCGTTCGTGACGGCCTTCCGTGAGGGATGGGGCAAGGGCGGCTCCAATGCGGGCAAAATCCCCCTGCTTGAGGACGGCATGGAAATCAAGCCGTATCAGTTCAACGCTCAGCAGGCTCAGTACGCTGAGACGAAACAGCTCAGCCGTGAGGACGTGGCGGCGGCTTACCACGTCAACCCCTCGCTCATCTGGCACACCACCACGCAGACCTACGCAAGCGCAAAGGACAACGCGAGGGCGCTGTATGCCGACTGCCTCGGCCCGACCCTGCAGATGCTCCAGCAGAGGGTGAACGCCTTCCTGCTTCCGATGGTCGGTGCCGATCCGTCCCTGTATGTCGAGTTCGACTTGACCGAAAAGCTCAAGGGCAGCTTCGAGGAGAGAGCAAGCATCCTGCAGGCATCCGTGGGTGGCCCGTGGATGACCCGCAATGAAGCGAGGGCGGACAACAATCTGCCGCCTGTGGACGGTGGAGACAAACTAATCACACCGCTGAATGTCATCGAGGGCGGTCAGGCATCCCCGCAGGATTCCGCACCAAAGTCAGCGGAGCTGAAGCTGATCACCCCGTCCCGCCGGAAAGACCGGGAGGACACGATCCGCATCAAGGGCAAGTCGGATGAACAGGAAGACGATGATGTGGCGGCAATCCTGAAGAAGTTCTTCAAGCACCAGGCCGACAGCATCCTGCCCAAAATCGGCGCGGGCCGTGAATGGTGGGATGAAGAACGATGGGACAGCGAACTGGCGGAAGACCTGCTTCCGGTTATCATTGCCATCGCAGACAAACACGGCATGGATGCGGCTGATGTCATGGGCACGGAGTACGGCGTGGAGCTGACGCGGGCGTATCTCAAGAAGTACGCAGAAGTCCGGGCGCACATGATCAACGTTATCACCCACGAAAAGCTTGAGGACGCCGTGGAGGACGAGGAAGCCGAACCGGCTGAGGTTTTCGAGAAGCGCGAAAATCATGACGCGGCTGTTTTTGCGAGGTCACTCGCGACCGCCGTCGCAGGCTGGGCGACCATGGAGGCTGCAAAACAGGCTCGTGACGGAGGATATGCAAAGCGGATTGATAAGAAGTGGGTGACAGGCCCGAACAGCCGCCTGTCGCACATGATGATGAATGGGCAGGTGGTTCCGAGCGGGCAGAGGTTTTCGAACGGCGCATACTGGCCCGGCGACTTTGACCTGCCGCCGGATGAGTCGTGTGGATGTAACTGCCATGTCGAGGTGATCATCACAGAGTTGGAGGATTAACCATGGAACACAAATACAAAGAATTCAAGATCAAGTCAGCAGAAGAAAAGGACGCCGGCACGATCAGCGGTTACTTTTCGACCTACGACAGGGAACCGGACAGCTACGGCGACATTATCGCTCCCGGAGCGTTTACGGAGACAATTCAAAAGCGCAAAGAGAGCGGGCACCCGTTCCCGTTGTGTTTCAATCACGATTTAAACCAGATCGTCGGGGCGGTATACCCCGAAAATATTGAAGATACCGACAAAGGGCCGCTGATGAAAGAAGCGACCTTTTTTGATTCGCCGCTCGCCCAGGAAAAGCGCGAGCTTGTGAAGTCGGGCGTCGTCTATCAGTTCAGCTTTGCGTTTGATGTGCTCGACGCCGGTGAGGTCACCCTTGAGGACGGACGCAAGGCGAACGAACTGAGGAAGCTTGACCTTTTCGAGATCAGCATCGTTCCGATCCCGGCGAACCAGAACGCGGTCATGACCGAGGTCAAGGCCGGACGGCGTAACAGCAAATCAGACGCAGACAAACTTGAGCAGGCCATCACGCTGATCAGAGACGTACTCGGTCAGCTTGACGGAGCAGACGAACCGGATGACGGAGAGGACGAAGCAAAGGCCAACGGGGCACCGGAGGAGCCTGAGCAGAGCAATCCGCTGAAAGAGAGACTGCTTGAATACATCAAATCAATGGAGGACAGGACATGACTCTGAAAGAACAGCTTGCGGAAGCAAAATCCGCCCTCGCCGCTCTGAAGGAGCGCATCGAGGAGAACGACGCTGAAGCCATCGCCGAGGGTGAAAAGCTTCAGGCCGAAATCGAAACCAAAACCGCCGAGATCGAGCAGGCCGAAAAGAAAGCTGCCCTGCTGAACATCATCGGCAAGAAAGAACAGGAGGATTCCACCATGGAAGTCAAAACTGCCGCCAACCTTGGCGAAAACTTCATCAACCATCTGAAAGCGAGCGAGCACGGCAAGAGATTTGACGTCGTGGCCCCGGCTTACATCAAGGCCGCCACTGACACACAGACCTCACCGGCGGGGGCTGTCGATTATGCAACCACGTTCGACCGCAACGTTGTCACCGGTGCCCGCACGCCGCTTGTCATTCGTGACCTGTTCGGCGCTGAGACCATCACCGGCTCCACACTGGTTTATCTGGTCGAGGGTGCGATCCAGGGCGCCCCGGCCGTGACGGCTGAAGGCAATGAGAAACCGCAGGTTCATTTCGCCGACCCGACCCCCAAAACCGTGAGCCTGGCAAAGGTGGCCTGCCACATCAAAGAGTCCGACGAGTACATCAACGACTATCCGTTCCTGGCATCCGCGATCAACGGCCGCCTGCTCTATGAGTTGGGCCTTGTGGAACAGGGCAAACTGGTGACTGACCTGCTTGCTACCACTGGCATCCAGACAGGAACGTATGCCGCTACCGGCACCGCGACCGACATCGCCGACGCGATCCTTCAGGCCGCCATGGACGTACAGGCTCAGACGGGCTTTGCCGCTGATGCCATCGCCATGAATCCGGCTGACTGGTACACACTGAGAGTTGGCAAGTACAACAACGGCACCTATTACGGCGGCGGATACTTTGGCGAACAGTCCATCCCGAATCTGTGGGGCATCCCGGTCTGCGTCTCTTCGTCCATCACTTCCGGTACGGTTGTGGTCGGTGCGTTCAAGACTTGCGCTTCCGTGGTCACCAATGGCGGCGTGTCCGTTGAGGCCGTGAACACCAACGAGGACGACTTCGTGAAGAACCTGATGACCATCAGGGCCGAGGAGAGACTGGCGCTCGCTGTCAGACGCCCGGCAGGCTTCAAGAAGCTGACCAAGGCATCCTGATGAATTAACCCGGAGGGCCTCGGCCCTCCCTTCGAAAGGCGGTGAAACCACATGTTAAAGGACTATATCGTGAACGGCTACCAGTTCCAGTTTGAGGAAGGCGAACAGCCTGAGGGCGCCGTTGAGGTCAAAAAGGCGGTCGAACCGCCTAAGAAAGCGGTGAAACCTGCGAACAAGGCAAGGGCGGTGAAGACGAAATGATGACCCTTTGGGGATATGAAATCGTTGATGAGTGCGCCCTGCCTGACCTGCTTTCGGCTGATGACTTTGATTTTTTCACGGCTAAGAAGTACGCCGGGGACATGCGCATCCCGAAAGAGCTTGAGGCGGCATCAGCGGCGATCCGTAATTATTGCGGATGGCATCTGTATCCGTCCCTGCCCTGTAAGTTCACGGCAACCATGCAGGATAGGCGCGTCACCCGGACGGATGGCGACCTGCTTATTCAGCTCCCGGCCAAATTCGTGACGGCCATCGATTCCGCGACGGTGGGCGGTACTGAATACGAGCACTCTTTCGAGACCAACGGCATTGTCCGCGTGTACGATGTGCCGCATCAGTCAAGGCGGGCGGAGGTGGTTGTCACCTACACGGCGGGCCTGCTTGACGGGATGCTCGGCACCATCGCCGAACTTGCCGCACACTCAGCAACGCGAGTCCTGGCATCGTCAGGCGGCGTCACGAATGAGACGGCGGGCGGTGTGTCCATTACCTACAACGCAAACTGGGTGGCGAACGCACGGGCAACGGCTCTGCCGGATGACGGCAAAGAAGCGCTTGCGCCGTTCAGATGTCAGGGGGTGTTTTGATGCTTCCATCATGGGCAAATCAGACCATCACCGTCATCAGGCCGGGCGTCAAGGTTGAGCGCGGCTCACAGATGCGCGACTGGGACAATGCTCTCGAGTTCGACGTGTCCGGGTGCTCCATTCAGCCCGCATCGACCAGCCTGTCACAGGATGGCAGGGTTCTTGGCATCGAGGACGACATGACCGGCTTCCTGCCACTGAATACCGACATCCGCGAGGGCGACCGGGTAAGTTTCGAGGGGCAGACCTACGAGCTGGCCGGCGCACCCCGCGTCTGGCATTCGGCGACAGGTCGGGCGTCATATGTGCAGGTCGGTTTGAGGAGGTGGAGCGGCTAATGGCGAAACAGATAAAAATCACAAAGTGGTTACATGAAGGTTTTGCTGATGTGCTGTGTGTGCCTGCCTTGGCTTCGATGTGCAATGACGCGGCGGAGAAGATCGCGGACACGGCGAACACTAACCTGATTGCAGCGGCAACGGCCCTGCACTCGGACGGCTCCATCACAGACGTGTTAAAGGACGGGTACGAAACGAAGCCGTCAAAGGTTGTTTACGCTTACGGGAGCAACCGGCAGATGGCGGTGGTGTACGCAAAAGGCACTTTGGCACGTCAGGCAGAATCAGAATACAAGGCGCTCTCGGCGGCTGTGTTCGGAATCTAGTCAGGAGGCCGACATGAATATCAGAATTCCGATTGATGTTGAGGACGAAATCAGGCTGACTTTGTCCGATTACATCACGACATATTGCAGACCGCTCCCGAAGGACTTCACCCTGCCGTGCATCCTGGTCACAAAATCAGGCGGCGAAGACAGCGACACCATTGACAGGATCAGGGTGTCACTCGACGCCCGGGCAAAGACTGAGGCAGAGGCTGACCGGATACTCAGGACGGCAATCGGCATCCTGAAGGCGTGCGCGGCTCTGCATACTACACAGATCAAACATGTAAACGTTACTTCGTCCGGCTCGTGGGGTGTTGACCCCGTCAGGCCGGACATTTGCATGTGCACGGCGGCTCTCGAGGTCGTCGCGCACCAGACCACCATGGAGGTTTAAATATGGCAACTCATGATGTAAATCTGGGCATCGGTAACTATGCCGAATCCGGTATCACGGGAATGTTTTATCACGCTCCCGCCGGAACTGCCCTGCCCACGTCTCCGAGTGAGGCGCTTGCGGCGGCATGGGTCGAGGTTGGCGCCATCTCTGAAGACGGCATCAGCTTCAATCCCAACTGGAGCTTTGAAAAACTGAAAAACTGGGCAAAGCAGGTTGAAAGAACCACGCCCAGTGATGAGTCCGGCACGATCAGCGCCCCGATCATCGACACCACGGAGGAGTCTTTCAAGACGGTTTTCGGCGCGGATCACGTGACCGTCACACCGGCGACCAATGATCACGGAAAGCTGATCAGCGTGGACGTGACCGCATCGGCAATGCCCGAGGCAGAGGCTTACTTGTTCCTCATGAAGGACGATGACGACATGATCATGATCGGCACGACCAAAGGCTTTATCACGGAGCTTGCAGAGGTCAGCTTCCAGCCGGACAGCGCCATCACTTGGAACCCGACCATCACGGCGGATACCTGGCGCTTCATGAAGGACGACGGTCAGACGGCGTAATTATTTGGGAGGAAAGCAATGAAAGAAATCACCCTGAACAACAATGAATTGAAGGTCTTGAAGGTCAACATCGGAAAAGAGTCTTACAACATCCCCCTCGCAAAGTCTTTGCCTATCAAAGAAGCGCTGGCAATGAGCAAGGATGATGACGGCCTTGAGTTCTTCGCAAAGTACATCCCCATGGACGTGCTCGAAACCCTCAGCGTTGAGGACGTTGCCACCCTGGCCACTTCGTGGAAAGAGGCATCGTTTCCGACCGAGGATGAGGCGACGCCGGGGGAATAATCGGCCTCGCGCAATTCATCAGTGAAAACCGCGAGGCGGTAGAGTGTGACCTCCTTTCGACCGGGCACAGTCTGGATGACGTGGGCGCGTCTCTTTCGTGGGATGCGCTCAAGTCATTCCTGACATATGCCCGGCCCGATTCGGCCTTGTTCAGGAAAATCAATCCTGAGTGGTCGGAGTGGGCCACACCGATAAAGACGAACTTAATCTTGGCGGACATCTTCGACCAGTTGTCCGTCACGAATATGCTGCTCCGGGCGCTTGTGACGCACAAGCCGTCGAAACCGCATGAGCCATACAAGAGGCCCGGGCAAAAGAAAACAAGGCGCATGGGCAAGGCTCCGCTTGCTTCCGTCCAGGACATGCGCGAATGGATCAGACAGAGGCAGGTGAGAACAGATGATTGAGGTCGCACAGGCGACAGTCAGCGTTATCCCGAATATGAAGGGCGCACAGGAGAAAATCGCTGAAGGACTCGAAGCGGGCAATCCTGTGAAAAAAGCCGGTGACGGCATAGGAACAAAGCTGATCGGCGCCATGAAAGGCGCTTTTGCGGCGGCGGCGATCGGTAAATTCATCGGGGACAGCCTGAGCGCCGGGGCAGAGCTGCAGCAGTCCCTCGGCGGTATCGAGACGCTGTTCAAAGATAATGCCGACGTGGTCAAAGGCTACGCATCCGAGGCTTACAAGACGGCAGGCATATCAGCCAACGACTATATGCAGAATGTGACGTCATTCTCGGCGGCCCTTATCAAGTCGATGGACGGTGATACAGCGGCGGCGGCTGAGATGGCGAACACAGCCATGATCGACATGGCGGACAACGCCAACAAGATGGGCACGGATATGTCGAGCATTCAGACGGCATATCAGGGGTTTGCTAAGCAGAATTACACTATGCTCGATAACCTCAAGCTCGGTTACGGCGGCACCAAGGAAGAAATGGAGCGCCTGCTCGCTGACGCTGAAAAGCTGTCTGGGCAGGATTACGACATCAGCAATCTGTCCGACGTATACGAGGCCATCCACGTCATACAGGAAGACCTGGGCATCGCCGGAACAACGGCACAAGAGGCATCTGAAACCTTCTCCGGTTCTTTTGCCTCGATGAAGGCAGCGGCATCTGACCTGATGGCGAACTTGGCCCTGGGCAACGACATCGCGCCGCAGATCCAGGCACTCGGCGAGACGGTGAGCACCTTCCTGGTCGGCAACCTTCTCCCGATGGTCGGGAATATTATTGCCCAGGTTCCGACGATCCTGGCACAAATCCCCGGCTTCCTTGCGGATTTGATTCCGCAGATCATCCCGGTGGCGGGCCAGATGGTCATGGGCCTGGTCACAGGCATCACCGAGAACATCCCGGTCTTCATTGCGGGCGTCGGTCAAATATTCACATCAGCATTTGAGACGCTGACTGGTGCTGACTGGGGCGGCATCGGCTCGGCAATCGTTGACATGCTTGCCACAGCGTTCGGGGCATTGCTTGAGACTGGCGCAACCATCTGGGAGGGTGTGTCGTCCATTTTCAGCGGTTCGATTGATGTCAAGGCTATCGGGACGGCGGCATGGGAGACGCTCAAGAACATTGCCACGAAGATCATGGAGGCCGTGAAGAAGATTTTCAGCGTGTCTCCGAAGGTCAAAGCCATTGCGACCACAGCCTGGAACGCTGTGACCACAACGGCAACGACCATCTTCACCACGGCAAAGGGTATCTTCGAAAATACCGCCCCGAAAGTCAAGGCAGTCGTCACCACGGCATGGGATGCCATCAGCACCACGGCGACAAGCGTGTGGTCGTCGGTTAAGGAAGTGTTCGGGTCATTTGACATCGAGTGGCCCGATTTTGCCTCTCTTGCGGGCAAAGCCTTTGAGGGTCTGAAGAACGCCGCAAAGTCTGCGTGGGACTGGGTTAAGGGCCTGTTCGGCGGCGGTGCATCCGATGAAACCGTGACAGCCGTGCAGGGTTCGACCGCTGAGATGGAGGCGGCCCTGAAAAACGCCAAGCTGGTTGTCTCCGAAGTGGACACGTCCACCATCGGCACGGCGAATACTTTTGTGACCGAATCGGTCAGCAACTGGGAGACGGAGGTCAGCGGCGCAAAGATGGCCATCCCGACCGTGCAGACGTCAGCGATGGCGGTGGCGCTTCAGGAGGTACAGAGCAAGGTGTCGTCGATGAAGTCGGCGATGAACTTCTCCTGGTCGCTCCCGGCGCTCCACGGCTCCCTGCCGTCCATCTCGGTCAGCATGAGGAGCGCGGCATCATCAGACGGCAAAACAACCGTCAGCTATCCGGTGTTCAACGTCGGTTACAGATGGTTTGCTGAAGGTGGTATTTTCAACCAGCCGACCGTCATCGGTGTCGGTGAAGCCGGCGCTGAGGCCGCCCTGCCCCTCGATCAGTTCTGGAGGCGTTTAGACGCAGAATTTGACCGGAGCGGAAGCGGCGCAACTATCAACAATTACATCGAAATCAACGGCGCGACAGACCCCGTGGCATACGCGGATGAACTCGCGCGTGAGCTGCAGATGCAGCTGAAGAGGGCATGACATGGCGGTAAGAACATTGACACCGACCGGCCTGCAGGTCACCAGAAAAGGCAATGACTTCACCTTCTCGTGGGTCATCCGGGACGCTGACCACGGCGCCGGTCAGGTATTACAGTACCAGTGGAGGCCGGGCGGCAGGTGGGCGGCGATCCCGATCACCGAGAGACAGACGTCGGTGACGAAGACGTTGAGCATCGGAGCGATCAAGCGCTTGTCGTTTAGAATAGCCGGTAAGCGCAAGGCGTACACGCAGAAAAGCGCGGACGGCAAGACAAATGTGACCGTCAGGCCGCTTGTCTCCAAATATGCCGTCAAGATCGGATGGATTCCGGTCATGCCGACAAGGCCGACCGTCACCTATGAGCGGACGGCGGTCAATGCCGGGACGTTCAATATCAAGCACAAGGCGGTCGCCGATGACAACCGGCCCGCCACTTACGTGCAGTATCAGACCTGTGCAAGTACGACCACGGTGAACCCACCGACAAGTGGATGGTCGGCAACGGCTAATCTCAATGGGCTGGTGGTCGTTGACCGGGATTTTAGCTATACGGAGCAGAACGAACAGATACAGAAAACCGGTGTCGTCAGGTGGTTCCGCGCCAGATGCTACGGCCCGGGCGGCGTGACACCGTGGGTATACGCTCATCACGCCTACAGTAAGCCGGTGGCGCCGTCACTGGTGAGCGCATCGGCACCCGAACAGGCAAACCGGGCCGTCACGAATATCACGGCAACGTGGTCAAGCAAGTCGACCATCAAGAACCCGATTGACGAGGAAGTTCTGCAGTACGTCATCGGCTCACCGACTGACAACGCCTGCAACCCGCCCGTGAGCGGATGGCAGGAGGCGCTGACCGTCAACCCGTCCGGCAAAAAGGACAGGGTGACCGCAAGCGTGACAGCGGCAACGGACACGGATCAGTGCATGTGGGTCAGGGTGGCGGCTGTCCATGATGACGACAATATCAGCTACTCCAGAGCCATCCGGGTCAGGACGGAATCCCTGGCACCGCCGACCATCAACGCAACGCCAAACTTCTCAACCGGCGCGGTGAGCGTGACGTTGACCATCGGGACATCCTGTTCGGTGGCAAGGCATGTGATTTTCTACCGCAATCCGAAAAAGCCAAAGGTCAACATCCCGGTCGCGGTTCTTGCGGCAGGTGTGACCACATGGTCGGGCACCATCGCGGCGGTTAAGAGCGCAAGCAAGTCGAGCATCGGCGCTTATGCCTTTGTCGGTACAAACAGCGGCACATCCGTCAATGCCCTGATGACGTCGCCTGTGGCGGTAGATGAAGACATTGCGGCAGTCCCGCCAAACGCTCCGGGCCTGTCAAAACTTGATAATTCTTCCGTATTTGTCAATTTCACGTGGAGGTGGTCAGACGCCACCTCGCTCGAAATCGGCTACGCGGAATCCAGATACGCATGGGAGTCAAACAATCCGCCGAAAACGGCACTCGTTGAGGACACCGGCGCGACTCGCTGGGTTATCCAGGACTTGGCGGTTGGTAAGACCTGGTACTTCCGGGCGAGGTATCACGGCATCCAGGACGGTGAGGAAGTCACATCGGCATGGTCGAATATGTCATCTATCGACCTTGCCACCAACCCCGACACACCGGCCTTGACGCTCAACAAGGGATTTGTCTTCCCCGGCGGCACGGTGTCGGCTTCGTGGACATACCACAACGAGGACGGTTCGGCTCAGCAGTCAGCTCAGGTGTGCCTTGCTACGGTCAGCGGGTCAACCGTGACTTACGGCAAAGTCCTGGCACACGCAGGCTCCGGGCAGACCGTCGCCGTCCCGCATAAATGGGTCAGGGGCACGCAGTATTACCTGGCGGTACGTGTCCGGTCGGCATCCGGCAGATATTCGGACTGGTCGGAGCCGGTCGGTGTGTATGTACCGGCCCTGCCCACGATCACGGCAGGCGGGATCAGCGACACGCTCACGTCACTCGATAATCCGGTCACGGCATCAATGACCGTTGACAACGCGCCGGGGCAGTTTAGCCTGGCAATCACGAGGGCAACGGATTACCACGTGGCACGGCCTGATGACAGCACCTTCGACGGGTTCGAGGGTGAGACGATTTGGGCAGAATCAGATAGTTGCCCGACCGGTACGTCATCGGCGTCTTACACCATCGCTCGAGAAGACCTTGTCGGTCAGCTCGATGATGGCGGTCATTATCTGCTGACGGCAACGGTCGTGGATGACTACGGGCAGACGGCGAGCGACTCGATCCCGTTCGATGTGGACTGGGCGCATAAGGCAGCCATCGCCCGGCCTGCGGTATCGGCAAACAATCGGCAGATGATCGTGATGATCACGCCGACCGCGCCGGGTAACTTCGTAACGGGCGACACCTTTGACATCTACCGGCTCACGGTGGATCAGCCTGAACTGATAGTGAAAGACGGCGAGTATGGCACGACCTACGTCGACCCGTATCCGGCCTTTGGGCCGCTTTGCGGTCACAGGGTGGTAGCAAAGACGGCGACCGGATCATACATCACGGAGGACGTCAATATCGCATGGTTCGACCTTGGCTATGACCACGGCGACACGATTGACTGCGGGTCACTCGTGATTGACGCTGACGGGATGCAGATCAGTCTGCCGTATAACATCGAATTGTCAAACCGGTGGCAAAAGGATTTTCAGCGGACTTCCTATCTTGGCGGCTCCGTGCAGGGCGACTGGAACCCGGCTGTCCTGCGTGATTTGACGGCTAAGACGGTCATCGTGAGAGACACCGACACGGATGAGCTGATGGATCTGCGGGATTTGGCAAATTACGCCGGACTCGCACACATCAGGACGCCGGACGGGTCATCCTTTGCCTGTGATATTCAGGTGTCGGAAGACATGTCGTACAACGACCACAAAGCAACTTACAATCTGACGATCAAGGGCGTCGGCACTCAGGAGCCTGACGGCATGACGCTTGACCAGTGGCGGGAACTTCACCCGGTGGTGGAATAATGGATTGGAACAAGGGATTTTCGGCTCTGTATGAGCTGAGAAGGGTTGACCCGGTGTCTTGGGAGGATGCCGGGTCTTTTGATTTGACGGCGGGAACCATCAGCCGGTCGGCGGGCGGACTCATCGAGTCGGCAGACCTGACCATGACGGAATCGCCGGGAGAGTGTTGGCTCAGGGTATACCTCAAAGCCAAGCAGGCCGAAACCGGCGCACGTGTGGCGCTTTTCACCGGCTTATCATCAGCGCCGACCCGGAACCTGAACGGCAACGCCGTCACATACAAGGCGGCGTGCTATTCAGTCCTGAAGCCGGTCGAGGATACGCTGACGCCCAGGGGGTTCTTTGTGGCGGCAGGTGTCCAGGGCGCTCAGGCAGCGGCTGATTTGCTCAGCATCGGCCCGGCGCCGGTCACATATGCGCAGGCATCACCGGCCCTGACCGAGTCCATTGTGTCGGAGGACAAAGACACCTACCTAACCATGGCCCAGAAGATACTGGATGCCATCGGATGGCGGATCAGGATCAGCGGGCGCGGCGAGGTTGAGATCATACCAAAGGCCGCGGAGGAGTCGACCCGGTTCGATGAGCATGAAAATGACTGCATCGAGGTCAGCATCACGGACACCAACGACTGGTACAGTGCACCGAACTGTCTGCGAGTGACATCCGGCACGGATGCGGTCGAGGTCAGGGATGACGACCCGGAGAGCACGCTGTCCACAGCCTCACGCAAGGTGGCACGGGGCGGCTCCGGGGAGATATGGGCGCAGGAGTCCGTCTCGACCCTGGGCGAGAATGAGAGTCTGCAGGGATATGCTGAGAGACGGCTGAAAGAGCTTCAAGGCCCTGCCCGGAAGGTTGGCTACTCAAGGCGCTTCCGGCCTGACGTGACCATCGGCGACAAGGTGAGGCTTCACCTGCCCGGTCATGGTATTGAAGGCGTTTACACAGTCACGTCTCAGCGTGTGACGCTTGGATACGGTGCGAGAGTATCGGAGGAGGTGAGCGGATGACGGACGCCATCAGAGAACTTTTTGAACTGTTAGCTAAGAAAGAAAATACCGGCTCCGACTATACCGGCACGGTGACAAGAGTCGAGGGCAACACGGCCTTTGTCCGCTTCAGCGGCTCCGATATTGACGACACGCCTGTGTCTTTGTCCATCGGTGCGAAAGAGGGCGATACGGTGCGAGTGAGAGTCGCTGACGGCCGTGCGTGGCTTGTCGGCAATGATACGGCACCGCCTAATGACTCGAGCGGTGTGGCCTATGACCTGATACGGACGAATGCCTACATCAGGGAGCTGACCACCGAAAACATCCGTGGCGAAAATGGTTGGATAAACCTCCTGAACGGGACTTTCGACTATGGCAACGGGGCGCTCTCGTGGAACGGCGACCACCTGACCGTCAAGGGAGCCATCACGGCGACATCGGGTAAGATTGGCCCGTGGGACATCGGGGCGACGGCGATATACAAAGGTTCGAGCACGTGGGGCGCTTCTACATCCGGTGCGGCTTACTTTGGCGATAATGGCATCAGCATCACGGACAAGTTCAAAGTGGACGCGGCGGGAGCGCTGACGGCTACAGGGGCGAACATCACCGGCGTCATCACAGCAACATCGGGCGCACTTGGCGCATGGACGCTGACTGACCATTCATTTTATGCAACAGCCAATAATGCCGCCACCGGTAACGTTGAAAGGTTGACGGGAATGCAGGTGCCCGGCACTGGAGCCATTGCTCTTGCAGTCGGTGCTACCAGTATGGCAAGTTGGGCAACGGCTCCGTTCTACGTGACGCACGCCGGGGTCATGCACGCAACAGGCGCAACCATCAGCGGAACGCTGACCGCCGGAGAAAACAGTAAAATCGGCCCGTGGACGGTGACGACAAATTCGATATATTACGGCAATTCTGCATATGGTAACGCGAGCGGTCTATATTTTGGCACCAGCGGTCTGAGCCTTGGCAGTGCGTTCAAGGTGTCAGCGGCCGGGGCGCTGACGTGTACGGGTGCGAACATATCCGGCACGATAACGTCCACCAACGCCACCATCACCGGAACCATCACGGCCAATGCCGGGAACATCGGTGGTTTTACGGTGGTAAACGAAGCCAACACTGGCACAACGTCGGCAGGCGGTCACTGCTACACACGCTCACTGTACGCCCATTGTTCTGATAACACCTACGAATACGAAGTCGGCATGAAGGGCGACAGCGGATCACCGGGTTACCTCGCTTTTTACGTCGGCAGGATTGCGAAAGGCGCGGCGTGGAGTACGAACACGAAGGTCTTCAGCGTGGCGAACAACGGTAAGCTGACCGCGACCAATGCAGACATATCGGGAAAAATCACGGCGACAGAGGGTAAGATTGGCCCGTGGTACATCCGATCGGGTGGAATAAGCGTAGAGAACAACGACAACTTCACGGCCTCAAGCCTGCAGTCGTCTCAATTACTGCTCTCAACTACGTCACGTTACACACAGGTGTCATCTTCCGGCGTCATCACCGCCGGGACATCGGCAACATCTGTTCAGGCCACGATGAACCAAACGGGTTTTTCTCTCGGCGGCGGGACTTTGGATTCGGTTCGCTTCGGGCACGGCACCGGAAGCAGTCAGAATGTGGGCATCTACGACAATACGGTCGGCGGCTGGATTTTGGCCCATGGCTCAACAAACCACACAACCGTCCTGCCTTATTATTCATCCTCCGACATCCGAGTAAAAACAGACATAAAAGAAACACAGGTCAAGGCCCTGGACATCCTGAAACGCATCAGCATAGTCGAGTTCAAGAAGTTCGGAGAGTATCAGCCGATCGGCATGATCGCCGACTGGATGGAAGAACTTGACCCGCGCTTCACGGGCGGCGGCGGATATGACGAAGACGGGAACATGGTTATCAAGTACATCGACATGTTCTATCTGCAGGGGTATCTGATCAAAGCGATACAGGAACTAGCTGACAAGGTTTCACGGATGGGAGGTTGAAATGGCAATAATCTCATACATCGGAGCGCACTGGGTTGAGTGGCTTTTCACACTTTGCCTTGCGGCGCTTGCATGGGCATGGCGGACAGTCGCGGCGCGGCTGAAGGCGGAAACGGAGAAGAACGAAGCGATTGCAGATGGGGTTCAGAGCTTACTCCGGGAGTCGATCGTGGGGAATTATAACAGGTACGCGGATAAAGGCTTTTGTCCGATTTATGCCAAAGAAAGCATTAAGAAGGTGTATCACGCCTATTCGAATCTGGGCGGTAATGACGTGGCAACGGATTTGTACAAGAAAATGTTGGAGATGCCAACGGAGAAAAGGGAGGGCGAATGATGAAGAACGTATTCACAAAAGAGTGGTTCAAGGCGGCTCTTGTGAGAGCGCTGAAGACGGTCGCGCAGACTGCGGTCGCCACGATCGGGACGGCGGCGGTCATGAGCGAGGTCAACTGGGTCATGGTTGCATCGGCGTCAGTCCTTGCGGGCATCCTGTCCCTGCTGACATCTGTTGCGGGTCTGCCGGAAGTCGAAGCAAAATGAAATTCGCAGTCATCATTATTCTGTGCCTCATCGCCATCGGCGGCCTGATATGCGCCATGATGGCCTTTGAGGAAGACGCAATCGAGGAGGAAAGCAATGACAAACGAGGAAATCATCGCAAGGCGTGACCTGCTGGGCAGGCTTGGAGACGTGCGCGGAAAATTTGGGTGGTACATCTACCGGAATATGAAGATTTTGTCTGAAGCGTGTGCCGAGGCCATCAGGATCAGGGACGAGGCAATCCGCAAATACGGCAAGGACGGGAGCATCAATCCGGCATCGGATAAGTGGGCGGACTTCATAGCCGAAATCAAACCCGTCATGGACATCGAGCAGGACGTGAAGATGATGAAAATGCCCCGGGATGAGTTCGAGAAACTTGCGGCGGACGGTGACCTGTCTGCCGCTGAACTGTCAATTCTGGACGCGAATATCGTGGAGGAATGAAATGACCAACATTGTTTTTGATTTTCGGCACGCCTACACAAGGGGCGACCGTCTCGAAGCTGACGCTCCGGTCTACCAGTGGGACACCGGGCGCATCATCGAGGCATACGTCCCGGAGGAGGAGCCGTCTTTTGCTTTTCATGTGGGGCGGGAAGCTGACTCGGCCCTGACCATCGTCAGCGATGTGACCGTGGAACCGGCAACGGACGGCGGGGTGGTGCTGACCGGTGCGGTGCCCGATGAGCTGCTTGCCATGCCGGGGAGGCTACTTGTGTTTGTTGTTGCCACTAATGACGGCATGACCGCCACCATCTACGAGGGAGCGGTGGACGTGAAACTGAGAGCGGCGGGGGAGGTGTAAGATGCTGAACGTTACAAAGGTGCATTTTAGCGGACGGTCAGCTACTGCCGCACCGCTGTATCAGTATGATTATGGTCAGAAACTGACCTTTTGCGGCCTTGACCTGCCGACCACCTACGAGGTGCATTTTGCGGTTGAGGGCGCATCTGAGACGGTGACCGTTCTTGGTGATGACACCGGCGTGCTCATCCCGGACGAGTACCTGCAGACCGGAAAGCGGATTTACGCCTGGCTTTTTCTCCACGAGGGCGAAGATGACGGTGCGACCGAGTACAAGGTGACCATCCCGGTGCTGACCCGCCCGGAGCCGTCAGAGACTCAGCCGACACCCGTACAGCAGGACATCATCACGCAGGCCATAGCGGCATTACAGGCCGAGACGGGCAGAGCCGAGACGGCGGCTGAAAATGCCGAGACGTCGGCAGGCAGTGCGGAGGCATCGGCTCAGAGGGCAGAGGAAGCGGCGGCATCCATTGACGAGGAGATGATTGCTGAGGCCGTTGCGGATTATCTGGACGACCACCCCATCACCGTGACAGAGGAAGACCCTACTGTTCCATCATGGGCTAAACAGCCAAATAAACCCGCTTACACGGCTCAAGAAGTAGGAGCGTTATCTGCTTCCAGTTTGCCGTCAGCTATTGATGCGGCGCTTGCTCAGGCTAAGGCGTCGGGGGAGTTTGATGGGCCGCAGGGCGAAAAAGGTGAGAAGGGTGACAAGGGCGACCCCGGAGCCAAGGGCGATAAAGGCGACACCGGAGCAGCAGGCCCGAAAGGCGACACAGGCCCGCAGGGGCCAAAGGGTGACACTGGTGAGACGGGAGCTACCGGCCCCAAAGGAGACACCGGCGAACAGGGGCCGAAAGGTGACACGGGAGCAACTGGCCCTCAAGGCCCTGCAGGTGCAAACGGTGCCGATGGCCACTCCCCCGTGGTCACCGCAAGCAAGACCGGCAAGGTCACGACGGTGAGCGTGGACGGGACGGCGATAGCGACGATTAATGACGGTGAGGATGGGGCGATACCCGTCAAAGGCACGGACTACTGGACAGCGCAGGATCAGGCGAATATTGTGCAGGATGTGCTTGACGCACTCGACGAAGCAGAGGGGGTGAGTTACTGATGGCAACTAAGACAGTGCAAGACAGTAGCTTGACCGCTATTGCTGACGCTATCCGGGCAAAGACTGGCAAGAGCGCAAGCATGGAGTTTCCGAGTGAGTTTGCGTCAGAGATAGCGAGTATTAG